GGTCGTCTTGATGTAGGCAATACCAACGCCTCCAACAAATACGTTGTTGCGAATAGATATATCCGAGGCAAACGCATCGTATAGATTGACCGAGGTTGCACTTGCGACTTGGTAATTTCTTTCCCAGATAATGTTTCGCGCAAGCCCCGTGGATGATTGATTCGTCGGGCCAACGCCGCACTGTCCTGAAGTTTCGCCACCGAAGCAGTAATTGTTGCTCCCTACAATTTTTTCCGTGTAATAGGGATTCGGGTATCCGCCACCCGATAGCGTCAATGAACCTTGATCTGGCGAACGCAAAGTAATAAAAGCACGGCCTGACGGAATGCCGGTTACCGTGTTATTTGACACTACGCCACGGTCGATAAACGCGGTTCTGAATCCATGCTCTGAACCAAGCGCGTTGTTTATGTAATTACCCATCACGGCCATACGAGCAGCGGCTAGATAAAGCCCGTTTCCGCCGTTTCCGGGTGTCGGCACCATCGGCCCTATGGTGCAATCTTGCACAAACAGCCCATCCCAAACAGGAGCCACAAACCCGCTGCCGTTTTGCACATCAAGAACTGAAATTGACGCGATAATGCCGTTTTTAATGCGTCGCGCCTCGCAGCGCAGATACAGCACGTTATTTACTGGGCCAGAGTGCGCCCACGCCGATGCAGAGGCCAAGTCGTTACCATCAAACACCAGATCAACAAAGCGCCAGTCCGCCATAGCAGTGCCGGTAACAGTATTGTTTGATACGTTAATCCCGTTGCCGTTTACCGATGAATTGATGATTGGCTTTGCGCCAGTGCCAAACGCGCCAAACATGCCGGGGCCGTTCTGTGTGATCGTCACCGCACTTGCAATGTCGAAAGTCTCTCCGCGACGGAACAGAAGGCGACGGTCTGCGGCAAGGTTTGAAGTAATCGACGATGCGCCCGTATAGGTCACTTGCGTTGCGCCAGTCGGTGCACCCGTAAAATTTCCAGACGTTGAAAAACAAATGGTTTTAGTGGTTGACCATTGCGTATCCGCCGCAGTTACGGTGACCGTGTTTGTCGTAATAACAGCGGTTGTTCCGTCATAGCAAAGCATCGACCATGTATATGTGCCCGCTGTCTCGTAAACATGAGCAGCGACAGGCCCAAATGCTAAATTTTTACTCAGCGACGTATTTGCCCCGTTTCCCCAAGCGCCAGAGCCAGAATCACCAAAATTCCACATATAAAACAGGTCATGAAAAGGCTTGGTCGTATCTGCGTCAGTTGTTCCGCTAGCGTCAAAAAACACCGCCAAAGGCGCTACGCCTGTGGGTCTTGATACGGAAACGGCTGGAATTGGCGCGGCCATTAAATTGCTGCCGCCTCAAATGAATCAAGCCAAGGATTTAAAATTTCAGCCCTAGCCAATACACCTTGCCTAACCTCTGTGCTGTTAAATGAGTCTGTAACCGGCCCAACGCGCAACGTAGTGTTGAGATAAAACCTGATCTCGTTTGACGAATTAACTTCAATTTTAAGCACATCCCCAACGCTTGCCGCTACCACGTAACTTCCAAGTAGGGTAAACGTGCCCGCGTTCCGTTTATAAACCTGATAGGTTGTTCCCGCGTTATATCGAACGCCAATAAAATTGGCTTGATCTGTTGCCCTGACGCAGAGAAAAGAACTATCCCATGATGTATTTCTCAGCACGCACTGTGAATAATGATTAGCCGAACCCTGCGATGGGCATTGATAAAGCGTTTCAGTCGCGGAACCAACTGCCGTAATTGCTAGTTGATTGCTCTGAATATCACAAGACGCGGCAAGTCCTGACGCGCGAGTCCACACACCACCAGAGGGCGTAGGAATGTGGTTCTCAAGGAAAACGCCGTTTGTGTCGGTAAACGTATCTTGGAATGATCCGGCCGGAGTTACTACAGTTCCGCTGGCTCCATAAACCCGATTCCCAATTGCGTCTACCGGATCATTTGTCGCATATGACCGCCATGCGTAAGTCGTTCCAGCCAAAACACCATCACCAGCGTTAATAATGATGGTATGGCTTGCCGACTGTGAGGCATCAAATGTTGACCAAGTGTAAGCTGGCGATACGCCCCACTCAACACCAGCGTATGAAGCGGGCGACACGTTAACGGTGAATGTTATTTCCGTCGAGCCGGTCGCATTAGCAGAAGCCAATGTAACCGAAACACCAACACCGCCCATATTTGACCGGGACAACCGTAGACGACGTTTTGCGGCCTGTGTCTGCATGTTAACTGAGTATCAGCACCAACGTGATGTCGTATGTGGCCGTGGCCGATGCCCCAACCGTGGACAACAGAACGTCACCCGTGTCCCCGGTACCGGAATCCGGCAGAGGCCCGATGAGACTGTAATCGCGGTATCCGTTGCCGGTCAGTACGTCGATCTGCAGATCGGTGGTGCGATCCCATTTGAGATTGACCGATGAAAACCCTTGGATGGCCCATTGGATTTCTTTCACCGCCGTGCGTGTGGGGGCCTGTCCGTTAGCCAGCCGCAAAGTGGAAATGTCCACCTTGACTACATTGGTCTCACCCGTGCCATCAGAGACATTGGTAAACCGGGCGGCGTACTGCCTAGGCCCGCCTGCTAGAACACTGGTGGTTACTGTATCAGCCATAAAACCTCCGTTATGCCGCCGTACTTACAGCAGCATCCATCGGCTTCAGCATCGGGTACAACACATCGTTGCCGAAGTCGCTCTTGAACTCATGAATACCCATGTGACCCAGTTTGATGGTAGGGTCAATCCATATACCAAATCCCGCTTCAATCGCACGCTCGCAGAACAGGAAGTCTTCACCAATGTAACCTTCCGGGGTTACCTTGAAATCAAAGTAGCTGTACAGCATGGCTTCGGACAGATTGTCGTGGTGTTTCCATTCGGGGTGCAGTTCGGCCAACTTCTCAAATACTTGCCGCTGGATCATCATAAAACCAGTAGCCACCCGCTTGGCCTTGACCAACCCCATCGCGTCCATCAGCACATTTTCTTGGTCACCATCGAGCGTCAAGATATAAATCTTGCCCGCCTTCCGCGACTCATATGCGCCCGCCACGATATGCTTCTCTTGATTCCATGCCATCAACCGCAGCACATCGTCCGGGTCGAACGTCATGTCAGAGTCAATGAACAGCAGATGATCACAATCAGACTGCATGAACTCATGCACGATCATATTCCGCGCACGCGAGACAACCGAACAACCGCAGATGCTGCTGACTTGAACCGTAATACCATGCTCCAGAACCTTTTGCGCGAGGCGCATCAAGGACACCGCCATCTTCAGCCCCACTTTGTGATCGTATGCCGGAAGGCCGATCATCAGCTTTTTACCCGCGAGGTTGTAGCCTTTTTGGTTTTGCACAAATTCTCCTGTTTGTGAGGTTGGGGCTGGAGGGGGCTAAACCCCCTCCGATATTAAAAGCCCCGGGTATTACGAGTTAGCGAACGGAGTCGCCGGTGCGCCCGTACAGACAATAACACCATTAACCACGTATTCCGCCGTATCCAGCGCCGTTACCTGCAGCCATGTACCAGCAACACCGCCGGTAGTGCCGCCGTTCAGGTTGATGAAGTCATTGGCCGCAGCCGGAATAAATCCTGCCATCGCTCCTGAAGTGTCTGAGTCAATCGACAGAACATAGCCAACATATTTATCCGTGCCGTTTGTGCCGATTTTCAGGCTAGAGGTAGCAATCGTGACGTCGATCCAGAACGTGAACACCGCCCCTTGGTTATTGGGGTTATTGGGGTCAGAAGCTGGGCCCGAAGACGACGGGTTGGCTTGCACATTGATGGTCGGCAGGGTCAGGGTCACATCTGCAGCCAGAGTGCCACCTACTTTAATGATCCGACCCGCGTGGGCTGCTACAGTGAGAGAGGTGCTGGTACTGAGAGTTACGACGTTGCCGGGGCCAGTAGCATAGAAGCCGTTTTTCGAAATTACCGGGCCGTCGAGGGTTGATTGTCCCATTGTGGTTCCTTTTCGTGTGTTAGCACATTTCCCGTACCGTCTCTAACAAGTCTGCCAAGCCAGTCTGTACGGGTAAAAATCTTGGGCTGAGTGCTTTATATCAGGCTGTTTTGGGGGTGTCAACAGGCTTCTTGGCCTCCCGCTTTTCCAACATCCTCTCCCGAAACTCCGGGTCACTCCATCGGGGAATTGCAAATACTTTCGAAAACGTGCGAATGAGTTACGACACGGGTAACAGAACCGCTAAACCCAACAGACAAAAAGAAAGGGCCCCCGAAGGGGCCCAGTTGGACGCTAAGTGCTTGATTCTATTAGGTAGAACCGCTCGAACCGAATGCGCCCAGCGGATCAGACGCTCCGAACGAGTAACGCTCACGACTCTTATACCGTACGTTCCCGGTATCAAAATCACCGTCCATTGAGTTTTGCAGCGGGGTGCGGACAAAGTGCTTCAGGCCGTTCGGCACATCGGTCATCAGGAACCACGCGTTGGTATCGGTCAAGAAGTGATTGACACGGTAGCCTTCGGGGATGGAACCCATCGTCTTGATCGCGTTCACGTCGTTGTTGGTCGTGCCGACGCGCAGTTCCGTTTCCAGAAGGCGAGTAGCAACGAACATCAGGTTCGGCGGGACGATCAGCTTGCGGGGCTTGGCGGCAATCAGCAGGCCACGTTCGTCGGTCCAAGCGGCGATCTGAATAACAGCGGCTTCCAGAGAAGTCTCATTCAGGTCAGCTTGGGTCGTGAACGTATTGCTGTTGGTACCACCACTGACCAGCGGATGGTCAGTCGCAAACAGGACTTTGCCGTCACCGTAGGTCGGGTTGCCGGAGCCAGTGAACCCTTTATTCAGGATCGTGGCAGCTTTAACCTGCTTGGTGTACGACATGGCACGGGCCAGCGCTTTGGTGTAACGACCAGACAGCGAGTCGTACAGATTGTCTTCGACCGCTTCTTCAGTGATCGAGAAACCCAAAGCAATGGTTTCGTGTTGGTAGCGGGCAGTCCATGCTTCCTGCGCATTGTCATACGCAATTGCATTACCCTCGTTCTTTACCGGAGCCGCCGAGAAGCCGGACAGCTTGGTTTCTTCTTCGAACGAACGCTCGGAGGTTTCCGTATCGAAAATCTCTTTGTGTTCTTCGCCGTAACGCTTGTACTCCAGACCAAACAAGGCGTTCAGGCCCGGGAGCAGTTCTTTGAGAAGTTGTGCGCGTGAAATAGCCATTTTTTATTCTCCCTTAGATGCCAGCGGCAGTGGTATACATCTGGATCGTCGGGTTCCACGTCACCAGAACTTCAGTGAACGAGCCGGAAGCATTCACCGACTCAGCAACCACATCGACCACACGAAGCGGCAAGGTGGTCGTAGCAGCACCCACCGAGGAAATCGCGCCTTTGCCCGCGCCGGTAACAGTGCTACCCGCGTTGTAAACGATAGCAGCGTTCTCGCCCACAAAGTCACGGGTACGCCCGCTAATCGTGGTGGTCGCGGAAACAATCGCACACTGCATGACAGCTTGGGGGTCGTCGCAGACATACGCCTGAATTGCGCTGGCGGTGTCCACAGTGCCGGTCGTACCTGCCGGGAAGTACTGCGAATAAACACGCTGGCTCATCGAATTGATGTATGAGCAGCCCATGAAAACACCTGCCACGTTAACAGCGGTTGCCGTCAGAGTGGAGTTGTTGATGCAACCATTCGAAGACAACGTAACAACGTCGCCAAAGAAGATCGCGGTGCCGTGACCGGAAGCAATTGCCATCAGTCGGGTTGAGCCAGAGAACACGCGGCCACCCAGCAGATTGACAGGCTTGAAACCGTACGGCGCATCGACAGTCGGATATGCCATAGTTAAAACTCCTTAGTTATTTTTTACCAGACCCAAACGACACGGTAGTCTTCTTCTCACTGAAGAGGGGCATACGCGGGTCATTGGCCTGCATGAAGTTGTTGTCCACAGCCTTCACTTGCTGGTCGGACTGGGCGTCGTAGTACTCACGCCGTTGCTCAACCATTTCCATGGGGGCCTTGCACAGCAACAGACCACCGATTTCGATTGCGTCTTTAAAACGACTATTCGAATCGGCCTGCAACATCATTTCCGGGTGATCAGATGCCTTTACCGGCTCCCAACCTTCACGGAGTTTTGCGGAGGTATTCGTGGGGTCCAATTGGCCCATGATACTGGTCCGAATCCATCGAAATGCATACCCTGCTTCAGCTTTGGGGGTAGGCAGTAGCTGGGGCGGTGCCCAAGCCTGTTTGCGCCGCGTTTGCAGACGGGTTTCTTGCTCTCGATTCATACGATCTTCAGCCATTGTTGTTCTCCAATTTAATCATTTCACTAGCATACTGTTCCGGGGAAAGCCCAAGTCGTTTGGCTAGGCCCAGTTGAGTCTGCGTCAATCGCACTTTTTTTGGCGCGGTGCTACGCGTTACGGGAGCAACTACATTTGGCTTGCGCGATTCAGACTTTTTTTCCGTCGCGGTTGTGGATTGCTCGCCATCGATCTCATCGTCGGTTTTTGTACCGTCATCGAAATACTCAGGGAAGCGCTTTCGCATGGTCATATCGAGTTGCTTGTAATACTCGTCGCTACGAGGATCAACTTTCGACCGGACTAATTTGTTGTGCAGGCCAAGCGCGAGGCTAGTCATTTCCTCATCAACCCCGAACCAAGTGTTTTTGGCACGCCACGCTTCCGCTTTGGGATCAACGTGTGGCTGGGATTCTTGACGCTGTTGTGTGGTTTCTACGCCCTTTTCTTCTGTTTGTAAAGGGGTGGGGCGAGAAAATTGAATTTCCTTGAGTTTGATCTTGGCATCAAACACCGCTTCCTGCGCGGCGGTGATGGTCTTCGGGTCACCCCCTTCGAATGCCTGCTCCAGTCGCGTTTTGGCCGACTCCAGTTCAACGGTGACCGCTTTGGTCATATCGTCTACGTAGGTCTTTTCGCCAGCACCAAGTTTTTTCTCTAACTCCTTGATTTGACTGTCTTTTGCCTGCGCCAGTCGTGCGGCTTCATCGGCTTCGCGCTTCGCGGCTTCTTTCTCGCGACGCTCGTCGTGCCAGACTTTCTTCATCTGGGACAGGCGCTTTTTGACCTTGTCCGAGTACTCACTCAGGTCATCTTCTTCCAGTTCCTTGACGATCTTCTCGGGCAGTTTCTCGCGGCCACGGTCGGCCTCCGGGGTGTCATCGATAATCTCGATCTCCAATGCTTCCAGATCGGGATTGGTTTTTTTGTCTTCGTTCTCTTGGGTTTGCATGTACTACTCCTTATTTGCGCCAAAAGGCGTTTGAGTGGTCGCGGGTCATTTTCTACGAACTCCGCGTGGGTCCTCGATTGTAGCTTCCACCGTGTCGTCGTTGATGATGCGGAACTCTTTGCCGTGGATATCGAGTCGGGTTCCAGAGTTTGGACGGACAATAATAAAATCGCCTTCTTTGCACCACGGGCCGGAAGGAAATTTAACCGTGTCTTTGTACGCCTCTGGCCCGACCTTAACTACAAACAACACTGTAGTCAGAATCTCTTCGGTATGGACAGTGGCGTCAGCTTTGATAATAACGCTGTCGGTAAATTTATCTTCAATCTCCGGGATCGCGCACAGGAGGTGATACCCCGTGGGGTCCGGCAACTGCTTGGCCTTACGTGCGTCCTCTTGCTTCTGCTCTTCCCACTTCTGTTCCAGTGCTGTCGGTGCAGCTTCAGTCATCTTCATGCTCCAGTCTTTTTGCGAGGTCTATAAGTACTTCATCGGCGGTGCGTAGGCCCCGGATCACACCACAAATATGTCTGTAGTCAGCATAGTCTTTGGCGTTACCACTAGCCAAAAATTCGACCTTAGCCGCTATTTCTTCTTGATACTTACCGCGAAGCAAATCTACTTCGGTCATGTCGTCGTTCCTTTAGGTGCGGGCTTCTGTTTTTGTGCCCTGATTTTTTCCCTTTCCAACTCCAACCGTTGGGTCTCGCGTGCGTCTTCACGGTCATTCGACTTATGCTCGGAGGCGATATTGACCCCCAGTTCGGCACCCTTGATACGCTCGTTGGAGGCGATTTTTTCCTCTTCGATGCGAATCTTATCGGCAGCGGTGGCGGCGTCGATAACCACCTTCTTCTCTTTGATGCCCGCTTCCTTCTCCTTGATCTCCAGTTCCTTCTGCTGCATCTGGATGAGCGGGTCTTGCGCCTGCTGCGCGGCTTGTTGGGCTGCGGCTTCTGCCTGATCTTTCTGGAGCAGTTTGCTCGCGGCCTGTGCCGTGAGTTGTGACAGCATGACCTCGTATTCCTCCGGCAAGTTCTCCTCCGGATGTGGCATCGCGCTGCCCAGTTGTTTCTCGATCTCGCGGCGGTACTGGAACGCAACGTGCTCGGTTATGTGGGCTGCGGCTGCAGCCAGAATCTGCTGCGCCATCGGGTTCTGCCCCATCACCTGCATGATCTTCGGGTCTTGGATCGCGGCCATGTGCACAGCAATGTGGGCTTCATGGTCTTGGTACATGAACGCCTTGACCGGCTTCCCATTGAGGATCGCCATATTCTCTGTCACAGGATCAACCGGCTTCATGTCATCGTCCGTCGGCACCAGCTTGGCGGCGTTCTTCACCCCCAGCGTCTCGATCATCTGCCGGTGCAGCAGCTTCAGGTCATACAACTGCGGCGCGGTCTTCGCCAACTCCATCACCGCCTGATACTGCACCACCTTCTGGCTCATCGTCGCGGCGTTCGGGTCCGACACGGGGATCACGTCCACCATGTCATAGTCGCTACGCTTGGCCTTGCGGTCACCCACCTCCGGCTCATATGCGTAGTCTTCGGGCGTGTTGTCGCGGATGATCGCCGCCAGCAGCTTGAACTCCTGCTTCATCGCGTAGTGGATGCGGGCCTGCACAGCACTCATGACCTTCAGCATCCGCTCCAGTATCGCCAGCGTGGTACCCACCGGGCTCTGGGCGCTCATATCACTGATCTTCATGTCAGCCGTAGCCGCGAACCGTTGCGCATCAGCCACGATCTTGTCCATCAGGGCTACCAGCGTCTGGCTAGGCTCCTTGTAGGGCAGGGGCAGGATGTTGTCGCGCATGGTCCCGCTCGGTACGTCGACGTCACGGAACTCACCCGGCGCAATCGGGGTGTCATCACCCTTTACCCGCAACCCTCGCGTTTTGAACCCGCCCGGGAGATTTGACAACGTACCCGCGTCCACCAACTGCCGCATCAATGAAGTAGCAGCCTGCGCATGTCCACCAATCAAGTGCACCAGACCAAAGGCGTAGAAACCAAAACCCGGGATGTACGGATAATGGACAAAATGCTGTCGTCGGT